CCCGCTCCGAGATGGAGGGGCTCCTGGAGGGCGACGACGAGCAGACGGAGTTCGTGCTGAAGAAGATCGAGGTCCGGAAGAGCCAGGCCGAAGCATCAGCCTGAGAAGGAGGGCTCCGTGAACGTCACCGAGCACATCAACCAGGTACTCGGGAGAGACGACAACGTAGACGACACGGGCGCAGACAACACGGAGCGCCGACTTCGTCACCTGGAGTACCTCCGCGAGATCGTCGCGGAGCTCTGGTGGGCGAGCGACTGGAGCTGGAAGAAGAAGCGGGACACGGTGGTCGTGCCCGCGGCTCTCGGCTACGTTGCTCTCCCGCCGGACTTCCAGAGCCTGGGCAACTACGGCGGGATCTACTTCCCGGTCCCCGGAGGCGACGGGCGGAAGCTCGACCTCGTCGCCGAGTCGCTCGTCATGGACCTCCGTGAGTCCGACTACCGGACCACGAACCCGTGGGTCTGCGCCATCTTCGGCCAGGGCACCTTCTACCGGCAGTACGTCCAGATCCCGGTGCCCGGGGCCGACACCACGCTGGTCGTCTGGTATCAGCCGAACCCGCCCACCATCGACGAGGTCGTGGGCTTCACGGCGAAGACCGACATCGCCATGACCGCGGCGGCCGACAACACCGGGACGATCACGTCGGTTGCGACGGACCTGACGGCGCAGTTCCTCGACGAGAAGTACGTCCGCATCTCCGGGTTCGCCAACGACGACAACAACGGCGAGTTCGAGATCGTCGGGACCGTCACCACGAACGCGATGAACGTCCTGAAGCCTGCCGGCGACGACCTGGTCAACGAGGCGGCCGGGGCCTCGGTCGTCCTCCAGGGGCACGTCAACGACATCAAGAAGATCCCGGAGAAGTACCACCAGACGGTCATCATGCCCGGCCTGCGGGCGAAGGCCCGCGAGTCGAAGGGCGACGCGAAGTGGCAGACCTCCCTCTCGGAGTACAAGGAGGGCATCAAGGGGATGAAGAAGGAAGAGCAGCGGTTCCAGGGGACCTGGCGGAAGCTCCCCTCCTTCTTCGGGCGGATGTAGATGCCGAGAAAGACTCCAGACGAGGGCGTCGAGCCCTTCGAGTACCGACCCGGCCTCGGGTTCCGGTACTTCCGGGGCATGAACCGGTCCGCCGACCCGGGAGCGGTCCCGGCCAACCAGTTCCACCTCCTCTCCAACGTGCGGCTCACGCCGGCCGGGATGACCGACCGTCCCGGGATGGTCCCCCACCACGACACCGGGGTAGCTGGCTGCATCACCGGGATGATCGAGATAGACGAGGACGGGGTCGGCCTGTGGGTCACGCGGGCCTACTCAACCATCAACGGGGACACGGACGAGACGATCCTGGGCAACTTCAACGAGCAGCGGGGCGGCGCGGGAGTGCAACTGGGCGGCCAGTACACTCGCTTCAACAGGCGCGACACCGACATCGCTGGCCAGGACTCCCGGGAGCCCCCCTTTGTCCAGACGGCTCTCTACTCCGCGGACATCATCGTGGGGCAGAAGACCCTGGACTACAAAGTCTCAAGCTCGTATCCGGCAGACGGTGGCTCGTGGGTGTCGTTCATCAAGTACCGCAAGCGGCTCCTCCAGTTCGGGTACAGGGAGAGGCAGAAGGAAGACGAGGAAGACGAGCAGGAGTACGTGGTCTGCCTGTACGAGGTCAAGCTGCCGACCAAGGACGAGACCCTCGCGGGCTACGAACTCTACCGCGACCTGTGGGTCGTTGCGGACCCTCCGACGGCCGCGGGGCTGATCCTCGATGCGGTGACGGTCTTCAAGCGTTCCCAGGAGGAGCTCGCCGGCGACGAACAGGTCCGGGAGATCATGTACATCGCCCGGAACGACGGGACCGTCTGGAGCTTCGACGGCACGACGCTCCAGGAGGAGTACGACTTCGGAGCCGCCTACGCTCTGCGCCTGGGCGTTTTCAACGGCCAGGGCGTTCTCGCCATAGGCTCTAATGGATCGGCCGCAGTCGCCCGCTTCCTCGCCGCCCCAGGCGGGACGTGGACGGCGGTGTCGCTCCCGGAAGCTGACCTGCGGATCACGGACATCACGCCATGGAACGGGTCTCTGTACCTGGTCAGTACGCTCGGCGGTCAAGGGCCCAGGATCTACCGGTTCCAGGGGGGATCGAGCATCCCTGCCTACATCTACGAATTCCCGTGGGTCGACGGCGCGACGGTCGGCGACACGACGAAGGCCGGAATGTTCCTCCAGTACCGGAACACCCTCTACGTGACGGAGTACGTCATCACGGGGTTCGGCAACAAGAGTTGGTATCTGCGGAAGTGGGTCAACGACTCCACCTGGACGCAGCTACCCACGGAGATCAACTTCACTCAGGACCACGCAGCCGACGTCTACTGGATGCACGTCGCTGGAGGCCGAGTCTTCATGGGGGCCCTCGCCGTTGAAGCCTACTGGGCCGGACAGGTTGGTTCGGGAAACTCCGCTTCATACTTCACGGAGATCAGCAACTTCAACACCACCGATGGCCCGACCGTGACCCCGCTCTACCCCTCGCCAAGCGGCTTGCCGACACCCCCGACAGTCTTTGAAAACGTCGGAACTCATGTCATCACGCACGCGCCGGAGGATGCGGTGCTGAACGACGAGGAGCTCTAGAGTGGCCATCTTCTTCACTCAGGACGCGGCCTCTTCGTCGGAGACGAGCATCAAGACTGATGCCGCCTTCGGGGGCCTCGCCTACGACGACATGACCATCCAGGGCATCTACCGCACGGGTCGCCGGCCGGTCTTCGAGAACTTCCGCGGCGACCTCTACCTCGGCGGGTCGTACACCCGGGTCATGGTCCGCCCGGCGGCGGACCGTCGCTGGCTCAAGGCGGGCATCGCGCCGCCGAGCGAGAAGCTCTCGGTCGTCCCGGGGAGTGGGAGCGGAGGGTCGAGCGGCGGCTGCCTTGCCTACATCACGTTCCTCCACAAGAACGGTCTGCGAGTCCTAGCGGAATCCGATCCGTCGAACATCGTCAACGTGGGAGACCTTACAGGGCAGGGCCGTCTCTGGTCAAGCATCCAGGCGACAGGTGCCGACCTTCGTGTGACCCACGTTCGCGGCTACGCCTCGATGCTGGGCGGACCCTACCGCATGGCGTGGGAGTCCCCATACGGACTGACCACCGTTGAGGAGAACGTGCTGAGCGCGCGCCTCTCCCTCCTGGGGCCGGGCAGCGGAACGGGAGACTTCCGCAACGGACTGCCTCCGTCCAACGTCCACTTCATCCATCCGTGGGCGGCGCGGATGTGGTACGCACGCAACTCGGAGTTCCCCTACCGGGTCTGGTACTCGCAGCCAGGCCAGCCCCAGTACGTGGGGCCCGCATCCTTCCGCGACACCATGGAGCGCGAGCCGATCACCGGCCTCTGGCGGGGGCGCAACGAGCTGGTCGTCTTCTGTCAGGACAACAGCTACATGATCCGGCAGTTCGGGACCGGCGTGGACGACTTCGTCATGGAGCGCCTGGACTCCAACGTCGGCTGCCTGACCCACCACGGGATCCGGGAGATCCACAACCGGCTCTGGTTCCCGGCCCGTGACGGTGTCTGGATCTACGACGGGGGCTTCCGCTACGTCATGGAGGACATGCGCCTCCTCTGGGAGCGCGAGTACTGCAACTGGCAGTCCTCCTTCGAGTCCGGCTTCGCGGCCTTCGACAAGCTCAACAAGGTCTACGTCTTCTACACCCCGCGGCCCCAGGACTCGCCGGTGGAGTGGGAGGCGAAGAGTGGTCTCTCCCCGAAGACCGTGGCCTACGTCGGCTACCTCGGCAACTTCGAGCCGTCGATGGGTGGCCAGGAGAGTCAGCCCGACTGGACCCTGGACTTCAAGGCCCGGGAGGACAGCTCGACGCTCTACGGGAAGGACAACGAGATGTACGTCGCCTCGTGCGACGGGGAGATCCGCCGACAGATCAAGGCCTGCGAGCTCGATGCCTACGACCCGGACAGCGACACCCTGACCGCATTCGGAAGCGACGACGACGGGGACACCATCCAGAAGGAGGTCATCATCCGGCACGGGCACATGCTGATGTTCCAGCCCGGCGACGACGTCCAGCAGGGGAAGAAGCTCCTCCAGCTCTGGTTCCACATCGAGAGCGAGGCTGTCGGGTGGACGGCCTACGCCATCGGCGGCGACGAGGACGCCTGGCGGTCGGTGAGACCGACGAACGTCCGCCGCTTCTGGAAGTACGACTCCCTCTTGAGCCGCGAGACGAAGACGCTCAACGGCTACGACTACGTCTCCTGCGCGAAGAGCGTCCACTTCTTCCTGCCGGAGAAGGTCTCGGGGAGAGGGTTCACTTTCGAGACTCGGGCCTCGAACGTCATCAACTTCAAGTACCGCGGCCTGGGCGGTATGTGGGGGCCTGGAGGCGTGGCATTCCGGCCGCCGTTCTCGGAGACGGCAGTGCCATGAGGATTTGCCCGATGCCGTATCATCGAGTGAGAGAGGACTAGGACAATGCCATTGGGAACGGCGGGATCGAGGGGGGTCTCGGACGCACGCGCCAGGATGGGCGGCCAGCGGTCATCTTCGGCCCGGATGCCTGCCTCGTTGAGCCACCGCGCAGGGCTCGTGCTCCCCGGGAGAGGCGGCTCGGCGGCGAAGCCGCCAACCAGCAGCGGCGGCGGCGCGGCGAAGTTCACGATGCCCAAGCTGCCGACCGGCGGCTCTGGGGTCGCGGTGAAGGGGCCGGAGCGGCCGAAGCTGCCCGAGATCGACCCGCAGGCGGCCTTCGATCCGGAGCTCCAGGCCTACGCCCAGAAGTACGGGGGGCACCTGGAGGACCTGAAGGAGGGCACCGGGTTCGCCATGGACGCCATGCGCGAGCAGATGGAGAACCGCCGAGCTGCGGCCCG